ATACCATTGTGGCACTACTGCTGGTGATTTCCATGTTGCAAATCTTTGCTTTTCTATGCAATAGTATTTACGATATGATTCAACTGCGTCACCAGGTATCTTACAATGTTCAGGCATAGCTGGTTTAGGGTCAGTTGCAATTTTATTATATTTAGCGTTCTTAGGTGGATGTTGTAATATATCACCTAGTTTGTCAATAGTCAAATGATTTTTTGTATGATTATATCTCTTCTTGTATTCTTCGTTAAGAGCAATCATATGTTTGTATAACCACATGTAATTGTATGCCGACTCAAACAACCATATTGTACTTGGATGTTTTACCCAACCTGCTTTGTATAACAAAGGTTCTAAGTTGGTGTTAGGATGTCGCCATCTTTTAATCTTACGACCATTCTTGGTCTTATCATAATATTCTACACCGTCTAATACTCTATGACAGGTTGACAATAGTTGTGCTGATTCTAAAATCATTTTGACAATGTGTTTGTCACACATTTGTTCAGCAGCTCTAACTGGATGTTTATCTACATAAAATACATTCATAATCTATTCGTTCTCCCTCACTTTTAATAACAAGTATAACACACAAACAGTAAATGGCAAGCCTATAAAAAACAAACCTAACATTAATTAATTGCCTTCCTAAAATATTCTTCACGGTTATACATTTTACATAATTTAAAGAACACACCGTACCAATAATTCTTAGCCCAATCTGTTCTAGCGTCCTTACATGCCGTTTCGGCATTTTTGATTCGCCTATCTTTTAATTTCTCACTAATCATAACTACATTATATACCATTTTACTCTCTTTGGCAACCACCTGTTTAAGATAAATCCATTATTTGGTTAAGTTTTATACGAATTTCATCTGGATTTAGACCTAATTTCTTCATTTTATCATAGTCTTTCGACTTCAATTCACCTGTACCTATTTTTTTAAGAATATCTTTATAAACTTTTTCTCTATCTCTGACTCTTTTCGCTCTAACTTTTGCGTTAGTAGCTTCTTTTTGGTAATCTTTTTGGACTTTGGCTTCGTCTTCTTCTTTGGCAACTTTTCTACTCCTTAGTGATATGTTAGCAGCTATTAATAATAAAACTGCCAAAGGGTCGAATACAAATATTAATACTATTATTACCCACCTAACTGCCTTATCAAAATGGTCTTTTGCTTCATCACCATATATCAACTCTGCAATATATTTGATAGGTCCTACTTCGGCCTCTATCTTATCTTGTTCTAATTGTAATGCACCTTTTTTGTCTGATAGTTCAGCAATCTTATCACTCGCACCATTAATGGCAAGCGTCAATGCGTCCCTTTCAGGTTTTTGTTTCTCTCTTTCTTTTAATCCTCTTGTGACATATTCCATGTCAACATATTTTTCAAGTGTCTTATCTAGTAATGTAAGAGTTTTATTTGCTCTAAAAATAATTAAATTCTGTTGTTTGATTTGATTGTCAATCAATTCTATTTTGATATTATTACTAGATGTAGGTTGTACTTGGTCTAGGTGTGCCTTTGATAAAAAACCAAAGATACCCATAGATGTGATAAAAATTAAAACTACAACAGCAAATGTAAGATATAGTTTTATTGTTTTTGGTACAAGTTTATTGCGCCAGTTGTTATACAACCATGAGGCGGCAACAAGTTTACCGACCTCTAATGCACTACCCATAGCAATGATAGGTACTACTGCACCTGCAAATAAAGTTGCTAAACCCATGATAGAATAACCAGCGGCTATTACAGATATGGATATAGCACTTAAAAAAGTTATTAGTATTGTTAACATATAAGTCCTAATCTAATTTTGGTATATCGTATTCTGTTCTCAACTTCTTAATAATACTTTTTAATTTAGGAAAGTATTTCTCATCAGCTGCATAAGCACCAAGTGTTTCAACATATTGTAAAGAATCTTCTATACCGTTATCTCTTAATTCTCTGTACTTATCGTAAGCACCACCATTATTTAGTATATTCATATAATGTTGTACACTATCACATTCATGCATATAGACCCTCACACCCCATTTTTTAGGTTTATTACTAGGTAACATATGTGGTTCTCTTAAATCATATGTACGAATACCAAATAAGTTTTTACCCTCTAATGAAAATCTACTATTGCCCCAACCACTCTCTAAAGCAGCCTGAGCCAGTAACACCTCATAGATTACAGGTGTCACATCTGTTGTTGTATTGTAAATATAGTTTACACATGCACCTACACTATCAATAAAAGTTTGATTGTTTGCTCTCTCAAAATCTGGTAATGTGTAAGTGTTGATTGCTTCTAAAGTTTCAACAATCTCCTCGACTTCTAATTCTAAGACATTAGCTTGTGCTTCGTCTTTCTCTGCTGATACTGTGTACCATATACCACCAAAAAACATGATGACCACTACGGCCATCAATGTTTGAAGAATTGTTTTGATTTTTGCAACCATGTTAGGCTCGCTTGATTATGATATAATCGTAACTTGATATTGATTCTGGTTCATTTTCACCATACTCTGACCAAGTGCCTATTTCAATGTTTTTGTTTTTCTTTTGAAAGAATTGTAAATCAGTTCTATCAATATATTTCGACATGTTTTTAAATATCTTTTCAGATTGTTTTTCTGTAAAGTTATTTGCAACATCTGTTGACCAATTACCTGTGTAATAAGTCATTTTGTTTTCATCACTACTAATGAAGTGGTCTAGTTTTTTAGGTACGCCACTAATAACTGATTTTAAATAGTGGTCTAGTTCTTTTGATTTTGTTTGTTGTGCCATAATATAGTTTTCCTTTTCTCATTTATTATAAATCTGCAATTTTGAATTTCTTGATTACATTTTTAGTTGGTATAACTGTTGTGTTACCACCATCTGCCAAGTCACCATTCTCTTCATAATTGTAGTCACTCATCAACACATGCACCTTTTTATCTGATTTGACCAACCAACCGGTTGATACACAAATAGCAGGTTTCATGTTTTGAATTTCTTTCATTGTTTTCCAACCAGCGTCTGATTGAATATCCTCCCAATACACCAAATAGAAATCATATGTAAATGGTATTTCAGGTACATCATCTCTGAATTTTCGTGATTGTTTTTTAGCCACTTATTTCCTTTTTGTACATCTCGTCTGCTTTCATCTGTAACTCTTTAGCAATACTTTCAAGTATAACAGGTAAGTTTTTTTCTAAAACATCTGTCATCTCTAAAGAAAATTTATACGCCAATTTGGCCATCTCTGCCTCTAATACTGACATATCTACACCATTACCAGAAATATTTTCTTTGATAACATGTGCAACAACAGCCGTATTATACTCGTCTGCTTGTACTGATTTAGAAATTGCGTTCAAACCAAACCACAAAACTAAACAAATAAAGATTATTTTTTTCATAATATATCCTTTCTCATTATTTATGGATACATTATACACTAAAACGGACATAGAGTCAAGCACTTTTTTACTATATTTGGCGCTTTTTTTAGTCTTTTTGTGCTTTTTTTGATAGCTGCGACAGTATTGTCACTACTCCGGTCGTACAAACTTGTCATTCCAACCAAATGCCTCTTTGACAACTGATTCGGTAAGACCTTTATACATCTTATTCAATGATTTGTTCTTCATGCCTAACAAGACTTGTGCCTCGTCTGTGTGAAGACCCTCTAACATTTGAATAAACATTTTTTCTTTTTGTACTTTGTTAGTAGCATTATCAGCGCCTTTTACGAAATGCCATAGTCTTTTAGCTTCATTTCTTAATAGACCATGTTCAGTTCCTATCGGAGCTTCATTTGCCATGAATGGTGGGTCACCTACTGGTAAATCCCATGCAATATTAGGGTCAAAAGCACCTTTCAAGACTTGTTTAAGAGGTGCTGTTGCATGTTCTCTTAATACTTGAATTTTTTTAGGTTTATCTTTTGCGTTATTAACTTTTTTTAGAATTTCAGACATTAGTTCTACTGTCTGACCCATACCAGATGTTCCTTGATTTGTTTTCATAGAAGCTGGGTTCATTAAATGTGGGTGTCTTGCTTGTTCGGCCATAATTTCTCCTTCAGTTTAAATATATATTCGACAGTATTATTTATCCTTAAAATTTCTGTCTTCGTACCATTTATAAAAATCTGGATCCGTGAATAATTCTGCAATTTCATTAGGTGGTACTTGTTCCGTTTTTATGCATGTTTCTAAACTCTCGTACTCGTATGTATCAACTTTACGAGTCATTGGTTTATCTTTAAAATTCTCTGCCAATGTTCTTACCATTCTCTGGTTTTTGGTTAATTCCATAGGAAAAAGGCAGGCGCATGGAGCGCCTACCCTTAATTTTGATAGATTATGCGTTAGCGTAACCTTGTGAACCAAACAAAGCAGTTTGACCAGCTGCGATTACAGCTTTTGATGGTGTTCCTACTCTGTAAGATACGCCAGCAGATGTTCTATTTTCATAAATCATCATACCTTCGTTTCTTAATTTACCAACCATATTAGCTGGTGATTTAAGGTCAAATGTGTTTCTTAGAGATTTCCAAGTTACAGTATTGCCTTTAGCAAAAAGGTTTCTTACCTTTTCAGTTTTTGATAGTTTAGCTCTTGCCATGTTATTTGTCTCCTTTGACATATTAAATAAAAATTTAAACATAAGTGTTTAAACTCCTTTCTGTGTTTGAGTTTAATGTACTCCTACAATTGCCAGGCAAAGCGTACTTTAGTAGTTTGACTAGCGAATTCTTATTTGTCATTATCTGGTTCAAAGTCTGGTGTGAAATGTATATCTGCCATATCAGATAAATCTCTAACTTCGTCCTCTATATCTCTTGACAATGGTTTATGTGGTTTATGTTTGACATCTAGGATTTTACTATAATCTAATCTTGCTGATTTGTTTTTACCCTTTGTGTTCAAAGTTACCATTGTATCTGCTAATTTTTGTGCTGGATGTGATTTATTAAAATCACGGTATA